GTACAAAAATCGTTTAAGCCAACTAAGGAGATACTAAAATGGCATATGTACTAGGTGGTCAGCAAGGTGAAGCATTTGGTTTCACTACTGCGATCGCAAACTTCGCGCTTCGTGCAATGCATGAAAGCACAGGACTCGTAGAGTTCACACAGGTCGTTGCCCCTAATCAGGGTAACCAATATTTGGTGCCTAATTTCGCACCTATCACATACCAAGACTATAACCCAGCCGGATCTGCCGGTGGTGATGGTTTCGGTTCACCTCCTCTAGCCGTCGAGCAGAATCCTGCTCTTGGTCAGGGAAGCATCACAGCAACTCCAGCAGTTGCCGCTACAGCGTTTGACGTATTCTACGCATGGACTACATCATTCGAATTAGCCGCAACATTAGGTGCTGAACTTGGTGAATCATATGGTGAAAAGGTTGACATTCGTGTATGTCAGGCTTTCTTATCATTCAAATCAACACCAGGCAACACTAACTATAGCCCAACTCCTGCTGACGGTTTCGCACGTCCAACAGAACTAGGCGCTATGGAATTGTTGGCTGCTGGTCTTCCTGCTAATACTGCAGGTTGGACTGATGGCTTCACATCAAACAGCGTATTACAATTAGTACGCAATGTTAAGCAGAACTACAAAGTTGCTCGCTTGCCAGGCACTCCAATCATCGTATTGGATAGCAATGGTGACGCCGCAACTGTATCTGCAACTCCAGCAGGACAAGATGGTTCTTCATTGAATCGTATGCTTGCTGAATTGACAGGTGGTGCTGTATCACAGTCAGGTGGATCAAACCTATCTGCACTTGGTAACGAATTGTTGTCAACTGGACGCATCGAAAGCGTTTATGGTTGCGCAGTAATCTTCACTACATTCTTGTCAGCCGCAAGTCGTCCATTACTTGGACAACAAACAGGAAGTCCTGTACTTGTTGGTGGTTACTTCCACGAGACTGCGATCTTCACAGTACTTAAAGAAGGTCTACAGATCAAGATGGGTGAGAAGCCAGGTGGACTACAGATGTGGTTGACTGGTCTCGCTTACATGGGTGCCGGTGTAGCCGACAAGCGTAGAGGCGGTGCGATCAATATTTGGCAAGCCTAATTGAATTAATTATAGGAACGTAAATTATGTCAGTCCCCTATCAACGAGTTAGCAATGCGACAGTATCAGATATCATATTCTATGATCCTGCTGCCGAAAGGCGCGCCGCACAGATGCAGGTTAATTGGGATGACTACTTCAAAGTAGGTAGTCAAGAGATCCTTTATCAACTTGAGTTTGGATGGTGGAACAAGTATTGCGATACGGTGTTAGGGGCTACATATTACACTAATTTGCCTGATGGTGCATTGATATCTTCATTCAATCCAAGTCTGCTCATCAAAAGTGATCAGACATTGATACGCCTTGATACATTCATGGCAGTAAAGATATTCTACGAATCAATCGTATCAGATGTAAGCAACGTCAATGATGTTGACAGAGCCAACTATGATCACGCATTGCGTAGATATACTTTTGAATGGGAGAAGGCGCTCCAATTAATGAATTTCTATGACTTGAACCAAGATGCTCCTAACGGACCTACAACGAAGTTAGAAGAGAATTGGACAGCAGACGTAGATTATTTCAATGGTGATAGGAGATACTTCTAATGAGTAATGTGCCACTAATCGTCAAGCAGAATGTCATTGATTACCTCAAAGTAGTTACAGATACACTTGTACCTATCGTTGAAGTATCAGGGATATATCCTGCGGCTGATGATATAGTGCCATATGGTGTCTATGTTGATGATGTTTCTACGATCAGTAGAGAAGTAAATCAATTGGGCGTCACTAGATGTGGAAGTATCTATACTATGACCGATCAGTTCAATATCTTATTTGTAAGTGTTCAAGATGATCCTAAATGGATCTTTATTGAAAAGCGCATACAAGATATGAGTGCTGACGCAGCATTTTTTGATGGTTACTTTGAAGTGACTTTCACGCAAAATGTTGTGATAGGCAATCGTAGTGAAAAACGTACCTATGTATTCAATTTAAAACGCTTGAATTTTAATGATTGACGCCACTAACTTAAGGAGACAATAAAATGGCATACATTACAGTAAACGAGACAGGTACTTTCCCTATACTAATATTATCAACTCAACTTGGTAATGGTGCAGTAGGAAATACTTGGCCAGATGCTAATGGCAATTTGTCAGCAGATTCTGGCTCTGGTGAATTGCTTAATGTAACTTGCTTACAAGATATCACTATTACTAATAATACTGGTATCTTTAGTTGGACAGATTTCTGTTCAGCAAGTGTAAACAAAGTTACTACACCTAGCGACAATGAGATCAGTACTAATATCGTGATTGAACCAACAGTATTTTTTGGTAACAGTTCAGCAAATACTGCCTCAGCAGATTATGCTGGATTATCAGGTTTAAGTCAAGGCCGTACAGAAGTAGCATTCAGAGTACAAATGAATGGTGGTACTGTACAGGCTAATACGCCTTCAGGCATATATTGGTACGCAGGAAAAGGCTATATCAGCGGTGTAGCCCCCACTGTATCACCTGACAGCCCCGTATGGGTATCCCCACTAACTATTGCAGTTAGCGGTGATATGGATTCAGGCGGTTGATTATAAAGGAGAATAGAGCAATCTATTCTCCTTTTTTCTTAGGTGAACAAATGAATAGCAATAATAATCCCTTCCTAAAGACTGAGGAAGAAAAACTAAGAAGTCTTATAGCCGACGAGGCAAAATTATTGCCCATGCTTAACAACATGGAGCAGACAATCAGACAGATGAAAGCCAAACAGGCATTTCGCATCGCATTGCTCAATCAACTTTTGGAAGAGCATTACGATAAATATTCAGGGAATTAACAATTTAATAAGGAGATAACAAATGAATATTAAAGATTACGCAAGTAAACCCGAATTGATAGAAGTCATACTTGACGGTGAAGAGTTAGTCGAGCGTTATGGCGAACCTATCACATTCTACACATACAATATCGTGCGCATGTCAACATACTTTGACTTTTTCAATGCACGAAGCAATAACGAGTTCGCAAATCTAGACAAGATGATGAAGTCTATGATCTTGGACAAGAACGGCAAGCAAGCACTTGCTGAAGATGAGGATCTACCTATCGACATCGCTGCTGCGGCTATCAACAAGATTGGAGAAATCTTGGGAAAACCACAGAGCAAGGCATCGACCCAAACAGTTGGGGAAGCGCAAAAATGATCACGATAGGTCGTATGGCTGAGAAGTATGGTATGCTTCCACATCAAGTGGAAGCACATGCTACTACATACGACTTCATGATTACCGATGTCCTTGCTGCCTATGACAATTATCAAATGGCAAAGAATAAAACAAAAGGTGGCCCTGTAGATCCTAAGTTATATAACTTGAACCAAGATCAGTTGCAAACTATATTGAAAAAAGGTAAACAAAAATAATGAGCAATATAGTTGATCGCCTAAACAAAGTGTTAGACACATTAGATGAAAAATCTATAACCAAATTCGCGCACACAGAATTCGTGAAAAACACTCCTGTGCGATCAGGCAATGCTAGACGCAAAACAGTATTGCAAGGCAACGAGATACAAGCGAATTATCCATACGCTGAAGTATTGGATAAAGGACGCCATATGACTAATAGAGGTATGCGTGGTAGCACACAAGCACCAAAAGGCATGACTAAACCTACATTAGAAAGTGTGCGTGATTATGTCTATAAGAAATTGGGAGTTAGAATATAATGGCAACGATAGACCAATATAAAATACAGATCGATGTCAGTGGACAGAATAAGGTCGATGATCTTGCCAAATCTACTCAGAAAGCCACAGATAATCTTGAAGATTTAGAAAAACAGGCTAAGGTTGCCAAAGATGGTTTAGACGAATTAGGTAAAGGTGCTGAAAAAGTAAGAAATATAGTAGGAGCCGCACTTGGATTTATTGGCGTCACGGCTATTAAGACCGCAGATGAGATGGTCGATCTTGGTGCTGCGTTTGGCGTATCAGCAGGATTCGTCAGAGGTCTTGCATTAAGTCTAGAAGAAGCAGGTGGCAAATTCGATGGCGTAGGCAAAGTACTAGTCAATTTTTATAAGTCATTAGATGAAGTAGCCAATCTAAATGCTGATACACAAGAAGCATTCAAAGAATTAGGTATCACATTAAACGATCTACAAGGTAAAACTAACATACAGATATTTGAGCAAGTTATTGGTAAACTTGCTGAGATGGAAGAAGGTGCTGCTAGAACAGCATTAGGTATCAAGATATTTGGTAAAGAATTCGCTAGTGTAGATCCTAAAGTCTTAAATGAAATATTAAAGACAAAAGATTTTGCTAGACTAGAAGTAGAAATGCTTAAGGCTGCGGCAGCAGTCGGTGCGATGGAACAGAATTTCCGTGCATTGCAAGAAGCATTCTTGCGTTTCATAGAGCCATTCTTAGGTGGCGCCGAAGATATGGTATTGACTGCCGAAGAAGCAGATAAAGCCATAAAAATACTTGCCGCTACATTCGCATTAGCGTTTGGTGCAACTATGGTCACACAAGTCATTGCCATGGCAGGTGCGATCAAAAAAGTAGCAGCAGCAGCGGCATTATTAGCAAAGAATCCTATATTAAGAGCAGCAGCATTAGGTACTCTTGCTGTAGGTGGTATTTTCGCAGGGAAAAGTCTAT